GGTAAATATACCCCGCCTCCAACGATTAGGCTGCGGCATACGCCGCGGTTTGATCTCTCTTCAAGCGCACATATTATGCATCATTTATATCGTGCATTTGTGTTCTTGGACAGATACTTTTCGTGTAACCAGTGTTGTTGACACTGGAGCATTTTAGTAGTAAAACACCCATTTTCTCAGTCGTAAGGTGCTGTAAACACCCTAGACGTTGACTATGAGTCTTGATTATAGTTGAACCAGTTTTTAATGAATGTACTGTGAACATTCTATAGTGTGGTACACCTATATTGTACTACGAGCAGGCGTTTCCTGCTATAGCTGATGATAACCCGTAACAGCTGTGAAACGGGTTGGGGGGATAACCCTTTCGTGTGGTGGCGCACACGAGAGGTCCCCCCGGTATTACCTATTTGGTATTTTGCCAAAGGGGAGCGCGCATACACGTGTCTTCCGCCTACTGGGTATAAAGTATGTATAAGAAAACTATTGAGGCGCCGGGACCGCAGACTTCCGGCAAACCTAAGACCAATAGTGGCGTCTTCGATAAGAGGGCGAAATTGTTGGCAAAGAGAGCTTCTAAATCTGAAGCCCCCATTGGTAAGAGTGGCATAGAAGTCACCAAGTCAAAGAAAAAGAGTTTTTTAACTAAATCCTCTAAGAAGAAGGCTTCGAAGAGCAAAGTTGTTAAAGAGCTGACTATGCCAATGTACTGTAAGATGTTAGGAATAACAGAAACACCCAATCGACTTAAAAAGTTGAGCAAGATTTCTCAGCGCGGTTTAGATGTATTGACGCGTTGGGTTTCGAATGATGATGAGCTTGTCGACTTTTTAGACGCTCCTGAGAATACGGAGTCCGATATCGAGGATCATATTGATACTGCGGTAGAATGGTACCCCAAGAAGAAAAAGGAGCAAGGTGAAGAACCTGTATATAAAAAGACAATTGAAGAATTGGACAGGGAGCTTAAAAACGAGCGTAACCGTGAACGTAGACATTTAGATAGAATACTAGAACGAAAAAAGAAGCGTGCAGAGGCTCGACGCGAGTTAGAAGCGGAACGAAAGGCCGTTTATTTGGAAAGACGGTCTTATAAAACACCTGTGCCCGAGATGTCCCATGTTACAATGGAACAGCTTCATGCGAAGAAGTTTGCTAAAAAACCTCATCCGAATGCTTTGAAGCGTAAGGAGGAGGTTAAAAAACCATCTCGTAAAGAGATAGTTGCTCAGAATGTGGCAAATGCAAAGAAGGTTCATAAAGCGAAGAACGAGCGCCGAAAGGCAGTTCGTGCTGCACAAAATGCGGCTCGCAAGTTGGAATTGAGAAAGAAGGACTCCATACAAGAAACTGAGGGTCTTGAATTCGAGATTTTTAATTCAGAAGCTTATGAATCGGTGAAACGACTTTATGAGGGTATTGATCCTCGATATGCAGTTTTTGTTGCAGATATGATAGCGTTTGTACATCAATTACGAATGTGTAATTCTTATGTACAATACGCATCTATTTGTTATACGCATATTAGGCTTCATTTTCCAAAGATTCCCGATACTGCTGACTATGTTCGGACGTTGATAGTGGATTCATATCCGCTTGTTCGTAGATTGTTTGGAGGAAAGGATGTTATGGAAACGGAGGGCTTGTCCGAATTGGATATGTTGTCGGTTTTTCTTGATTCATCATTAGTTACCTCCCTTCGGAATATAGTTGTTGCACTTTTAGCATTTAAGTTCGATTGGAAAGATAAATCCATGCGATCTATGCTTAAAGCGTTTTTTGGAAAACCCCGAAAGATGTCAATGCTAGATTTTATGGTAGAAGCCAAAGACTTTTATGTTAGAGTTGTTCGATTTGCAAGTAAGATCCGCAGTGGTATGAGCTTTAAGGAAGCTTTTCTTTATGATGACGAAACAGCGATTGTTAGTCGTAATATTGAGAATCTTATGCTCTATCGCGATCATACTTATCATGGTTTACCTGTTGAAGGTCGCATGGATATTTCTTCTTATGTAGCTGAGGGTGAGCGTCTGATAGATGCTTCTCGTCAGTGTCAGAAGATACTGCACCCCTTATCGAAGGAGTGCAATGCACTTCAATCACGAACTTTGTCATTGCAAAAAGACATAATGGACAAGAAGTCAACCTTGTTTTCGCGAAAGCGACGAACTCCATTTGGAATCGTCTTGCATGGTGATCCAGGAGTTGGTAAAGGTCAGATATTGCCTGTATTGACGCAATGGTACTCTGAAGTGAAAAATCGTGAGCATAGTGATGCTTTGATGTATTCACGAGTTGTTTCTTCGCAATATTTTGATGGCTATGATCCTTTTGCTAATCCTTATATTCATTATTCGGAGACAGGAGGAAAGTCGTTGGAACAGATTCGGCGTGAAGGTGATACTGTAATTAATGAAATATGTTCATTGATTGATAGTTTGCCTTTCTGCTGTGATATGTCGTCAGTTGATGACAAAGGTCGAGTATATGCTCTTCCTGATTTGGTCCTTATTGATACGAATAATGAGAGTATGCATTTGAATCATCTGGTGAGTAATCCAGCAGCGGTTCGACGTAGATTTTTGTATATCGAACAAGTTGTTAAGCCCGAGTTTCGCCGAGATGACGGATCCTGTGGTTTAGATTATGAAAAGTCTGTTAACTCAGGTCGAGATATATTAGACAAATGGGATTTTATAGTGCGAGAATATGTTCCACAGAATAACATTCAGTCCGGAAGGAATGAGTTGTTTAGAGGGGACATTTATGCACTTAGAGATTTCGTAAAGTCTAAATATAACCAACATATTCGTCAACAGGAAGATATTCAAGCTATGGTTGCTGATTCTGTGTTATTACATCCAGATCAGGAGCCCGAGGGAGATGACGATGATATGGTTGTTCCTTATGTCCAGAGAGTATTACCGCGTCAAGTCCTATATCATTATAGGGACTTTATGTGTTTCATACTTTCTTGGTATATTGCGTTAGGACCTTATATCGCGTTCACTCGAGAGTTTTTGTATGCCAGTGTTCAGTTCATTACGCTTGCCTCTTTCTACTTTTTCTTGAAAGTCGGTGAAATGTTTTTTAGCCATGCGTATGGGAAAGTGTTACCTTTTCGTATACGAGGCTATCAAGTGTTTATACTGAGTTATATGTTTAGTTTTTGGTGGGCATGGTGGTTGCCGATAGGCTGGCTATTCCTTATGATGGATGGTGGAGCTCTGTTGAAAATATTTCAAGGGGGTACCTATGCTAAGGCAGTAGCAGTTTTGGGACTGAAGATGTATACCAATCCTACGCGAATGTCTCTCAAAAAATCTATACGAAAGTTGGGTTTCTTGATTGGATTTTACGACTCTCCAAATTTACCAGAGGAGGGTAGTATTGTGGCAGAGGTTGCAGTAGTCTTATCGACTTTTTGTGCTATTTATTATATCTATCTTCGGTTAAGAAGAAGTGCTATTAATAGTTCAAGGTGTGATGACTACCTTCAGTCTGAAGCGTCTACGTTTCGATTGGATTCTGAACATAACGAGACATTGGAGGACCTAGAGAGTGGGTTTCATTGTGGGAAATCATATACTAGGATCTCAAATAAACTTGACAGTTATGTTTGGAACTTGAAAATTCGAGAGAATCCAGCATTGTTTACTGATTCGCCTGATGGACTAATTCATGCTTTTAAAACGAATATTCGCCGAGCTGCTGTGAAGTCAGAAGTTGCGTGTATTCGTACACACATTTTTGGTGTGTGTGGAAGTTATGCGTTAGTCAATACTCATACTTTCGCTGGAAAGGAAGAAGCTGTATTGGCAGTTTCTACGTCTGGCGTTTTGAAGGGTGAGGATTTGGTGTTTAAAGAGACGCGTATAACTTCCTTAAATCGTGTTGATTTAGGAAATGATATATCACTGGTGGATTTAACGGGCATTCGATTTAAGAATGCTGTGTTACATTTCACTCGAGGTGATGATTTGCCAGCTAAAACGAAAGGATGTGTAGGACTACACGAAACATCCATTTTTTATAAGCCGGGCAGTATTGATATCATAGATAAGCGTCTTGGAGCGATTACTTTGACCAAGTATTTCGCGTATTCAGATCCAAATCATGCGAAAGGAAAGTGTGGACTTCCTATCGCTATTTTGCGCGATAGAGGAAGCACTTTTGTTGGAATACATGCCTCTGGTGGTAGGATTACAGATACCTGTACGGGTCCATTGCTTACACAAGAGAAACTGCGAGAAGGCATGGAGTCTTTGCGATTGAAATCACCCTATTTCGAGTTGCATTCTCGATCAGATGATATGACGACTGAATCTATGGAGGATCCAGGCGTTAAATCTCCTTTTAGGTATGAAGCTCTTCACGGAGTGGATTACTATGGGAAATTGCCAGGTCCGATCATGGTTAATGATAAGTCGTCATTAGTTCGTTCAGAATTTGCAGATGATATAGATACCTTCGTGTTTGACGAATTTGGGTTCATTCCTAAACAATGTTACATGCGCCCACTCATGAAGCCGAGGATTACGAATGGACAGTATATTTCTCCCTTTAATGTTAATTTGAAGAAACTTGCTGGACAAAAAGCGTCCTTAGATCATGTTGTTTTGCATAAATGCATTGATCGTCTATTGCGAAGGTTATTAGAAGAAGTAAGGTGTCCGCGTCTTTCTCCGCTAGATATGGAATCTGCTGTAAATGGAGTCGACAATGATCCGTTTTTGCGACGAATAACTGCTAGTACTTCGGCAGGTTATCCATATTCTGGCAAGAAATCAGAGTATATTCCATTAGTGGAAGATACAACGCGAGAAGCAGTTGATGAATTGAAAGCTGCAATAACAACGATGTTACTTCGTTATCAGCATCTTCAGACTAATCAGTCGGTTTATGTCGGGAAGTTGAAAGATGAACCTCGATCTTATGAGAAGGTTAGAGTAGGAAAGACTAGAATGTTTTATATGCAAGGGCTTGATAAGCTTATTGTAGATAGGATGTTTTTGGCTCCATTCTATACCCTCATGGTTGAACAAGGTGATGCCTTTTGTACTTCTATAGGCATAAATATGCATGCTAATGCTCAAAAGATTGTTAATGATTTAGTTGAGTTCTCTCCTTTTATAATGGAGGGGGATTATTCTAACTATGATCAACGCATGCCTTTTGACATTAGTCGAGCAGCGTTTACTATTGTTCACAACTTTTTGAGTGAGAAGGGTTATAATTTAGATTCCCAACGAATAGTTAAGGGAATACTAACTGATAATCTTTTTCCTCTTGTGGAAGTGAACAGAGATTTGATGGAAGTAAGTGGTTTACAACCATCAGGTAAATATGCGACTGCTGAAGATAATTCGCTTAAGGGATTATTGTTGCTGATGTATGCATGGTATGCACATCCTGATTTGAAAGAAGAAGATTTCTTTGAGGGTGTGTTGCCGCGTATATATGGTGATGATGTCTTAGCTGCTGTAAAACCGAAATATTCTCACGTATTTAATAATACATATTATAGTAAGTTTTGCAGTGATAATTATCGCATGGACTATACTTCCGCTGCCAAGAAGCAAATAAATGATGACTTCTTAGACATACATACATGTTCATTTTTGAAAAGACGATTTGTGTTTAAAGATGATATTCAGCGATGGGTCGCTCCATTGGATTTAGAGTCAATCTATAAGTCCTTGATTTGGAGGATTCCGTCGAAGTTTGTGACCAAAAATGAACAGTTGCTTTCTACCTATGTATCCGCCTGTTATGAATTGTTTTTTCATTCTAACAGGAATCAATACGATCGTTGTCGAGAGTTTTTGATAGGAATACTTATGCGCTTAGATGCTGATGAGCATACAGTGCGTGAGAGCCTACCTACTTTCGACGACATTTTAAATTCAATCTCCCAATAATGGGAGATTTGGACCCCGTAACACTTTTTGTAGAGAAGAAGTGTTATAATGTCGTTAAACTTTAAGTGGAACCTATTTGGTAATATGGTCGTAAATATGCCACTATAAATATTGGAATTTCGACTCTCTACACATTGTACTTGCCTATGCCGGCATACTACAATTACGAATGGCATAACAAACAAATTGAAATTTTACGAAACAGTGAAGACACCGAAGAGCTCGTAAGAGCTGTGTCATCACTTGTAGATGCAATAGAGAGGGATGATCCTATTTTTGATAATGGAATTTCACACCTTGAAATGGCGATGTTGATAGAGAAAGGCGTTCGTGCTTTTATGCATGGTACATTACCTACTGTCTGGCAATGCAAAACGGTATTAAAACGTTCTGTAAACCAGATTGAGCGACAAAGGTACGACCGCTGTCTTAGTATGTTAGCACTGGCTGAAGCCCACCGTCTTACGCATTCGTATCTTATGAGGATAGGAGACGTGCGTATGATGCGGTATGGCATGCGTCAAGAAACAGAAGGTGATGCACTGTACTTACAAGATAATGGTACAGTTGATCAATCAGCGGTGAGTAGTGATCAGAACCTTATGGATATCAAGGGTAATGTAGAAGATGTAGAAGATGCTGGTCAGCCAGATATCGCGCATACAGGAGCACGAACTTTGCTCCCAATGGGCGATTTTCTTGCTCGTCCAGTTTTAATATACTCTACTACTATTCCTTTGGATCCTACAACGGTGTCTGTGAACATACAACCATGGGATTTGTTTTTTGCAGAAACTTCGGTTAGAGCTAAGTTGAAAAATTACGCTTATTTTCGAGGAGATTTGAGAATTCGTGTTACTCTTTCTGGAACTCCGTTTCATTATGGTCGGCTTTTGTTTTCCTACCAGCCCTTTTCTGATATGAATGGCGTTTTAAATTCCTTTAGTGCTGCGACTTTTTCGCAAGAATTAAGGAACTGCTATTTGTCTCAGGCTCCTGGGGCTACGGTTATGGATGTGAAAGCAAATCAACCTATGGAAATGGTGTTACCATTTATATTGCCCAAGCCTATGGCCAGGTTGTATAATGCTATTACTACGGCACTTGGAGCGTCCACAAATTATTCAGACATTCATGATATGGGTAAACTGTATATAACTACGTTGAATACAGTGAAGTCCGTTTCATCGTCACCTACTTCGGTAGAGATGGCGATTTATGCCTGGGTGGATAATGCGGAGTTGGGTACTACAACAGGTACTGTAATAGCTCTTGACACAGAAGGAGATGAAGATGAAACTGGTCCGATAGAGAGAGTGTCATCTAAACTCGCTAATATGAGTAGAACTATGGAAGTTGTTCCAGGTATTGCACCTTATGCGGAAGCATCATCAATGGTGTTTCAAGGTTTGCAGAATTTGGCTTCTTTGTTTGGGTTTTCGAGACCTCCAGTTTCGAAGCCTATCTGTCATATGAAGACGATGCCTTATGCTAGCGGTTCTCATACCATTGGCACTGAGTCATTGGTCAAAATATCGATGGATCCTAAACAAGGGTTAACTGTGGACCCCCGTGTTATGGGTAGTTCGGAGGACGAGATGTCTCTGAGACACATATATACACGAGAGTCGTATTTGGACACCTTTACTTGGGCAGCTACTAGCACACCTATGTCAACTATTCTTTGGCAGAGTTGTGTCTCACCTAGTTTGAATCGTTTTGAACAAGTAAATACTTACAATATATTTCAACCAACTGCGATGGCTTACGTGGCGCAATTATTTAATTTTTGGCGCGGGGACATTGTTTTTAGGCTTGAAATTGTTGCGTCGTCTTTACATCGAGGGAAATTGGCCGTGTATTATGACCCTAACATTATTCAACATTCCTTAATTGTTTCTGATTTATTTACAAATAAGCAATATTTGAAACTTGTAGATATTCAGGAAACCCAGAATGTTGAGTTCTGTATTAATTGGGCTCAGGCACGAGAATGGCTTTCTAAAATAGAAGACAGTCAGTATTATGCTATGTTTGGCGATAATTTTACTGCAAACTCTAAAGTGAATCATGTAAATGGTATGATATGGGTTACTCCGTTCACTGCCTTACAGTCACCAGATACATCTGATATTCAAGTTAATGTCTATGTTCGTGGGAAATCTTTGGATTTTAATTATCCATCTGAAGATAATTTACCCACAACACGCATTTATGAGGATCCAGAGGTTCTAGAGACTGAGGGAGATGCAATGACCGGATTTTCACATTACGTAGCGTCAGAAGAGATTATGTGCGAGGAGTTGAACGACCCCAATGCTACGACGGATCACATATGTGAGTCGTATTTTGGTGAGCGTCCCTTCTCATTTCGATCTTTACTAAAACGATATGGTCACGAAGGAGTTTTGAGCGATTTAGTTGCTAGATCAGCCGGATCTTTACTCAGAGCCGATTATCCAATCATACCCCCAATAAATCCATCATATGACGGGCTTACTACAGATAGACCTAGCCTGTTCAACTATATGCGTTATGCATATGTTGGCATGCGTGGCGGACTTAGGAAAAGATATGCCTTTAATACGGATGGAGTTTTTAGAAATATGGCACAAATAAGGGTGAGTATGTATGGATTACAAACTACTCAACTTACACCGGTTGTTGATACAGATGCATATGGACACCCGACCATGTCTTTGACTGGTACGGAGATATTCATTCCAGGAGTAAATGGTGGAGTTGAAGTGGAATTTCCATTTTATACAAATAATTTGTTTTACATGTCTTTTAACCAATCGCTTACATCATCGGGATCTGTGGTTTTTGAGGATAGATTTCTCAGAAACTGTTATCTCTTGTGGTGGAGTGTTACCGCAACAACGTATACTTATATAGTATCGGATCTTGCGATTGGTGAAGACTTTTCCTTCCTACGATTTCAGGGAGCGCCTCATTTTACTGAGGCTTAATACCGAGAAGGCGGTATAAAAATCAGCAACCTTGTTGATCTTCAGGATTTTAATGTGTAGGGTTGTGATTATGTTTCTCTAACAGAGGTTAGAGTTTTGACATTAGACCTTACATTTCCAAAAAAAAAAAAAAAAAAAA